TAACAATGTAGGTGTGAAGATTAACTCAGTCGATCTTTCAGACCATGTAACAGCAGTAACAATCAACCGTGTATTTGATGAGCTAGAAGTTACCGCAATGGGTGACAACTCTCACAAGTTCGTTAAGGGTCTAGAGTCATCAACAGTGACAATCGACTTCCTAAACGACACAGCATCTGCAAATGTATTGGCAACACTACAGGCAGCATGGGGAACTACTGTCACAGCAGTATTCCTACAGACAAAGGGAACAGCAGTCTCAGCGACTAACCCTCTGTACACTGTCTCACTATTGATCAATAACACAACAGACATCAATGGTGCTGTTGGTGACATTGGCACACAGTCAATCACATTCACTGCTAACTCAACAGTGGCAGTAGCAACTACAGGCACATTCTAAACAACTAACAAAGGGGCAAGCTCATGGCAAAACTAAAGATAGTTCGTACAGATGGAAGCGTATTAGAAGGCGAGATTACTCCAGCAGTGGAGTACTCATTTGAGCAATACGCTAAAAAGGGTTTTCATAAGGCGTTCCGCGATGAAGAAAAGCAGAGCGATGTCTATTGGTTAGCATGGGAAATAACACGCAGGTCAGGTGAAACTGTTAAGCCTTATGGAATGGACTTTATCGAAACACTAAAATCTGTTTCGGTCGAGGATTCAGACCCTTTAGCTTAAAGCGCGATTTTCCGTTCACCTACCTAATTGCTAGGCTAAGCATTAGGTTGGGAATCGCGCCACAGCAGTTATTAGATCTCGATAAGAACATGCTCGATGCATTAGTGCAAGGGCTCAAGGATGAAGCGAAAGAGGTGAGCGATGCCAACAGAGGTAAAAGGCGCGGTAGAGCTTAGAAAAGCCCTCAGAGAATTCACACCTGATCTATCTAAAAAATTGACAAAGGAAATGTCCTTAGCAGTCAAACCAATAGTCAAGACGGCTAGAGGGTACATGCCTAACGAAAACCAAGTTTTGTCTAACTGGGGAATTTCTGGCAATCAAATTAATGCTGCTTCTTCTGCTTTCAGCACTGCTAAGTTTCCTAAATATGTTCCCTCTATTGTTAAATCTAACATTGGTTTTAAGTCAAGTCCTTCTAAGGCTAATTCCAGAGGTTTTAGATCTGTAGCGCGATTATTCAATAAAACACGCGCTGGAGCTATTTATGAAATTGCTGGAACTGTAAATCCTGACAGCTTGTTTGTTAAAAACCAAGAAGCTAAGAACGGATCTCAATTAAAGGGATCACGAAATCGCAGAGGTCGCGGTCTTTATCGCGCCTACGAAGAGGACAATGGTAAAGCTCTTTCAGCTGTGTTAAAGGCTATAGAGTCCGCTAAGACTAAACTTAACCAACGCGCAACAGTGAGAGGCTAATCGTGGCACAAGTAAAAATTGATATTGCTACCGAGTTCACTGGTAAAAAAGGTTTTAAGGAAGCAGAAACCTCTACAGACAAATTAAGTAAAAGTGTCAAAAAATTAGCAGGTGGATTACTTTTAGCATTTGGAACACAGAAAATCCTTGCATTTGGTAAAGCATCTGTTAAAGCTTTTGTCGAAGATGACAAAGCTGCAACGGCACTTGGTCAGACTTTAAAGAATCTGAACCTTGCCTATGGCTCACAAATTGGCACAGTTAATGGCTTTATCTCTCGCCTTGAAATGCAGACAGGTGTGCTGGATGATGAACTTCGTCCAGCAATGGATCGATTGCTTCGTGCAACAGGTGATGTAACTAAGGCGCAAGATCTGCTAACACTTGCACTTGATATTTCAGCAGGAACGGGCAAGTCAGTCACTCAAGTTTCACAAAGCTTGCAGAAGGCATACTTAGGCCAGAAGCAAGCCATTGGTCGTTTAGGTGTAGGACTTACTAAAGCTGAACTTGAGACTTCATCTTTTGCGGAAATACAAGAACGCCTTTCAGTATTGTTTGCTGGTCAGGCAACTGCCGCAGCAGATACTTACGCAGGTTCACTTGCTAAATTAACTATTGCTGGAAACAACGCAAAAGAAACTATTGGTAAAGGTCTTGTCGATGCACTAAAAACTGCATCCGGTTCGACTTCAACCGATCAACTTGTAGAAAAGATTAACAATGCTTCTGAAGCAATGGCTAATTTTATTCGTGAGGGTGGCAAGTTTATTGAGATTACGAAACAAATTTTTGATTTAGATAACCTTTCATGGAAATTCAGAGATCCTAATGCTTTTATGGGCATGGGCAATGTGTCGATGACAGTATCCTCACAGGATACCCAGAAGGCAGATCTAGCAGCTCGTAAAAAGGCAGAAGCAGAACTGTTAAAAATTGCTAGGGCGCAAGCAGCGGCAGCAGCTAAAATTGCTAAAGATAAAAGAATAGGCTTACTTATTGACAAGGCTAAGATTGCTCTCAATAAGGGTGAAGAAGTCTTTGACATGGATAAGATTCAGATTGCAGCAGCTCTTACTAATCAGGCTGAGCAATTAGGCAAGGCAACTAGCCAATCTCAGATTCTCCAGATTGCTAACGATACTGCTCGCCTAAATGTAAAGCAGTCAATCCTTGCCCTCGAAGATGCTATTGCTGCTAAGGATGAGCAAGCCATTATTGCTGCAACCAACAAACTTAATGCAGACCTAAAAGTACTAGGCGCATTGAGTATGCAAAATGTAAAACTGGCAGACATCAAGTCTATTCTTGACAGTCTAAAGCCAGCGGATTTAGTCAATCTAACTAACCTTGATGCAGCTTTAGCCAAGATTCAAGAAATGCTAAAACTGCTAGCACTTGCTAATGCTCAAGCGAAAGCAGCATTGCCTACCAGCGCAGCTTTAGGTTCTGGGATTCCTTCTGGAGATTACATTGCGCCTATCTCCACAACAGGTGGATCTATTGGGGCTATCCTTGAATATGCAGAAGCTGCAAGTGCTCGCGCCAATGCTTTTGCAGATTTGTTAGATATGGAAAACGCATCGGCTGCAAGCCAGATGGCTTCTACGCTTGATCTAGAATCAATCGCTCGATCATCACTACTGCAAGGTCTAGCAGGTGGAGCAGGTGTATCGGGTGCGGTCAGCGGCTCACGGTATGCAGCTCAAGCTGCTAATGCTTATAACATTACAATTCAGGCTGGAATCGGTGATCCAGAGGCTATCGCTAGAGCCGTAGAAGATGTAGTCCGTCAGTCTTATCAGCGAGGTACTAGCGCAACAGGACTTCTTGCTCTATGACATGGCTTCCAGAATGGCGAATTACTGTAGGCAATAATGTTTATACGACTGTAACGGGTGTAAATGTAACCACAGGTCGCATAGATATTGATCGCCAATGTCAAGCGGGTTATGCTCGCATGGATATTATAAACTCAGACAATTCGCTATTCGACATCGATGTTACAGATTCACTTACCCTAGAGCTTAAAGATAGTGGTGGCACATATGTGCCTGTATTTGGTGGAACAGTCTCAGATTTTTCAACATCGGTTAGAAGTCCAGAAGAAACAGGCTTTGTAACTCTTGGCACAATTCTTGCAGTGGGTGCTCTGGCTAAACTGCCCAAAGCAATCTACACGGATTCTGTAGCACACAATCTAGATGGCGAGCAGATTTCTATTATTCTTGAAGATCTCTTAGTAGGTGAATGGATAGATGTAGCACCTGCCCTCCAATGGGTAAATTACAATCCAACGACCACATGGGCTAACGCTGAAAATGTAGGGTTAGGCGAGATTGATGCGGGTCTGTATGAGATGGATAATCTTTCAGCAGCTGATCGCAATACACAGACCTTGGTGCAGCAGATAGCAGACAGCGCACTTGGTAATCTATACGAGGACAAGCAAGGGCGCATATCCTATGCAGATGCGGATCATAGAAGTAACTACTTAGCAGCTAATGGCTCAACCCAGTTAGATGGCAACTATGCTTCCCCTGCCAGCGTTAAGTCAATTCTTCAGATTGGCAAGATCCGTAACAGCGAGATTGTGCGCTATGGTAATGATTACGGCTCAACATACTCAGCCACAGACGATGCTTCTATCGCCACCTATGGTCGCTACCAGAGAACATTCGATTCCAACATCCGCTTTCTCGCAGACATTGAGGACATTATCGAGCGCGATCTAGCCCTGCGCTCAGTGCCTAGAACACAGCTTGATCAGATTACTTTTAGACTTGACAATCCTCTTATGCCTAATGCCCTCAGAGATGACCTTATTAACCTTTTCTTTGGCGAGCCAGTAGTTATCACTAACCTACCCTTCAATATGTTCGAGGGGTACTTCTCAGGCTTTGTAGAGGGTATCTCAATGAGAGCAACCCCGACTTTTGTGGATGCGACTATCTATGTTTCACCTACAGACTTTTCACTTATAGCCCCGACATGGGCAACAGTACTTCCAACTAACACCATCTGGAGTGGCGTAAATGGTACACTACAGTGGTCTAAAGCGATCGGAGCTCTAACCTAATGGCAACAACAACCCCTAATTTTGGTTGGCCAGTACCAACCAGTACAGACCTAGTCAAGGATGGCGCAACTGCCATTGAGGGTCTAGGCGATGCAATTGATGCTTCATTACTAGATCTCAAGGGTGGTACGACAGGTCAAGTACTTGCTAAAGCATCTGGCACAGACATGGATTTTACATGGGTTGCACAGGATGACAGCAATGCGATTCAAAATACTATAGTAGATGCTAAGGGTGATTTAATTGCAGCAAGTGCGGCTGACACACCTGCCCGTTTGGCAGTTGGCACTAACGGTCAAGTTTTAACAGCAGACTCAACAACTGCAACAGGTCTTGCTTGGGCAACAGCTTCAAGTGGCATGACTAATCCAATGACAACAACAGGCGATACGATCTATTCGTCAAGCGGTTCAACACCTGCCCGTCTCGGCATCGGTAGCACAGGACAAGTTCTCACAGTTTCGGGTGGTGTACCAACTTGGGCTACACCTGCGGGTGGTGCAACTTTCTCTGGTTGCTCATTACGAAGCTCTGTAGATATCTCAGTGCCTGATGCCACTAGCACTACAATTAATTTTAACACTGAAATTTTTGATGTTGATGGTTACCACGATAATTCTACTAACACTAATCGAATAACTATTCCATCTGGCAAAACTGGCTATTTTCTCTTTGTTTGTCAGATAAGATTTTCAGCAAATTCAAGTGGATACCGCAGCATTAATATCCGAAAAAATGGCGCGACTATGACTCAACCCTCTGTCAGTAACTCTATTGGAAATAATACGACTGTTAGCAGTTCATTTATTGTTTATGGTGTTCCAGGTGACTATTATGATTTGCAGGCTTTTCAAAATTCAGGAAGCACTTTAGAATTGGGTGGATCAAGCAACCAAATTCAAAACTTTGCCGTTACATACTTAGGAGCATAAAGATGATTTCATTTACTAAACCTGAAAACCTTAACGGAACAGAGTTACGCGCTGAATTAAATGCAGCAGGTGTTCAAATTTCCGATGCGCCTGAATCTGTAGCAATTGATGAAAACGGAAATTTAGTTTTGGACATTAATGCAGATGATGAAGCAAAAGCAATTTCAGTAGTTGCAGCGCACGATGGAACTACTGTTGCGCCTGAACCAACAGTTTCGGACAAGCTCGCTTCAGTTGGTCTCTCTATTGATGATCTTAAAGCTGCTTTACTTGGATGAAGCCTAAACTTTCAAAGGCTGCGATTCAGTTACGAGAACAGATCGATGACTCGTTCCCAGATCGTGACCGCACATCGGATGGT